AGGATATATCAGCAGATAGATTATAACCAAGACCTAAGAAACACCAACATACTCACAAAGGGTAACTTTCAGTGGGAGAACGGTATAAAGGATACAAGGGTGATATTTTTACCTAGCAACAACGGAAGATTTTTAATTTCATGGGTTCCTAACACAAATCTGCAAAATAGAGTAATAATAAAGAATGGGGTTAAGTATCCTGGTAATGAACACTTAGGGGCATTTGGGTGTGATAGTTACGATATATCGGGTACTGTAAGTGGCGTAGGTTCAAATGGTTCTCTTCACGGACTAACAAAGTTTTCTATGGAGGAGGCACCAGCAAACCACTTTTTTCTAGAGTACATATCTAGACCACAGACCGCTGAGATATTTTTTGAGGATATATTGATGGCTATTGTTTTTTACGGTATGCCAATACTTTGTGAGAATAACAAGCCAAGACTCTTGTATCACATCAAAAGAAGGGGGTATAGGGGTTACTCTATGAATAGACCAGATAGAACTTGGAACAACCTCTCACAAACAGAAAGAGAGATAGGTGGTATACCTAACTCAAGTGAAGACGTTAAGCAGGCTCATGCAGCCGCAATAGAGACTTACATAGACGAATGTGTTGGGGTCATAGGTGATGACCAATACGGAGATATGTATTTCGACAGAACATTAAATGATTGGGCAAGATTTGATATAAACAACAGAACTAAGTTTGATGCGTCTATTAGTTCAGGACTAGCGATAATGGCCTGTAATAAAAATAGATACGCACCTATAAACAAAGTGGTTAGAAACAATATTAAACTTGGCTTCAAAAGATATGACAATACTGGTAGTGTTTCCAAAATAATAGATAGATGAATATAAGTACAAATCCAAATAGTTCGTTCCCAAGCCAAGTCGTTAGCGATGAGGAGAAAAAGAGCTTTGAATATGGCGTTCAAGTAGGAAGGGCTATAGAGGGTGAGTGGTTTCATGGTGGGAGAAGCGGTAACAGGTTTGCAACTAATTGGAATAGGTATCACAACTTAAGGCTTTACGCTAGAGGTGAGCAGCCAATACAGAAGTATAAGGATGAGTTATCTATTAACGGTGACCTATCATACCTTAACTTAGATTGGAAGCCAGTACCAGTTATATCTAAGTTTGTTGACATCGTTGTTAATGGTATGTCTGAGAAGAAGTATAAGGTTAATGCTTACGCTCAAGACCCGTCATCACTAAAAGAAAGAACAAACTACGCAGAAAACTTACTTAGAGATATAGTAGCGCAGGAGGATATACAAATACTTAGAGATAGTATAGGTGTGGATACAGCGAACTTTAAGGGTAAAACTGATTTACCAGAAACACCCGAAGATGTTTCCCTGTATATGCAGCTCAAATATAAGCCGTCTATAGAAATAGCTGAAGAAGAAGCTATAAATAACACTTTAGCTAAAAATAAATTTGAGTTAGTAAGGAGAAGGTTAAATTATGACTTAACAGTTCTTGGTATTGCTGCGGTAAAAACTGATTGGAACAAGGCTGAAGGAGTTGTGGTAGACTACTGCGACCCAGCTAAAATGGTTTGGTCTTACACTGAGGACCCAAACTTTGAGGACATTTACTATGTTGGTGAGGTTAAGTCCATAACAATACCAGAGCTTAAAAAGCAGTACCCATTTATTTCTGAGGAAGAGTTGGACAGAATATCTAAGATGGGTAACAGAAGCGACTATGTTGTTGGTTGGAACGACTATGACGAGAATACTGTTCAGGTTTTATACTTTGAGTACAAGACTTATATGAACCAAGTGTTTAAAATAAAACACACAGCAAACGGGTTAGAAAAAGCTATAGAAAAAACAGATTCTTTTAACCCACCAGAAGCGGACACATTTAAAAAAGTGTCAAGAACCATAGAGGTGTTGTTCACTGGTGCTAAGATTCTTGGTTACGACCAAATGATTGATTGGAAAATGTCAGAGAACATGACAAGACCTAAATCAGACACGACTAAGGTTTGCATGAATTATGCTATTACAGCACCTAGGATGTATAAGGGCAGGATAGAGTCAACGGTAAGTAAGATTACTGGGTTTGCTGATATGATAAACATCACTAACCTGAAGATTCAACAGGTAATGTCTAAGCTGGTGCCAGACGGTGTATACCTAGACATTGATGGATTGGCTGAGGTGGACCTGGGTAATGGCACAAGCTATAATCCCCAAGAGGCTTTGAACATGTACTTCCAAACGGGTAGTATACTTGGTAGGTCTCTGACACAGGAGGGTGATATGAATAGGGGTAAGGTTCCGATACAAGAACTAAGTTCGTCAAACGGTCAGTCAAAGTTAGCGGCATTGATTAACACCTATCAGTATTACTTGCAAATGATTAGGGATGTCACAGGGCTTAACGAGGCTCGTGACGGTAGTGCGCCTATGGAAGACACACTCGTAGGGCTACAAAAGCTTGCCGCTAACGCATCGAACGTAGCAACACGGCACATACTACAGTCTAGCCTTTATTTAATCGCTAGAACCTGTGAAAACATATCTTTAAGAATATCAGATTCTGTTGAGTTTGCCTTGACTGACCAATCTTTAAGAAGAGCTATAAGCTCATTTAACGTGGGTACGCTAGAGGAAATATCAAGCCTGCATCTACACGACTTTGGTATATACTTAGAACTTGAACCAGAAGAAGAGGAAAAAGCACAGCTTGAGCAAAACATACAGGCTTCTATAAAAATGGGGGGTATTGATATTGAGGATGCAATAGACATAAGGCAAATAAACAACCTAAAGCTTGCTAACGAGGTACTGAAGCAGAAAAGAAAGAAGAAGGCTGAGGCAGATAGACAGGCTCAGTTACAAAACATTCAGGCTCAAGCCAACGCTAATGCTGAGGCAGCCGAAAAAGCGGCAATGGCTGAGGCACAAAAACAACAAATCCTAACTCAAGAAAAGATTAGTATAGAGCAGGCTAAGGCGCAGTTTGAAATACAAAGACTTCAGACTGAGGCTGAAATAAAAAGAGGATTAATGCAGGCTGAGTTTGATTTCAACATGCAGTTAGCTCAAGTAAGGGCTAATGCTGAGGGTAAAAAAGAACAAGAGATAGAGGACCGAAAAGATAAAAGAATTAGGATGCAGGGTACTCAGCAGAGTGAACTCATCAACCAAAGAAAAAACAACTTACTACCAACAGACTTTGAGTCCTCTGGAAATGATGTGTTAGGTGGTATCGGTTTAGAGCAATTTGAGCCAAGATGATTTTAAACAATTATATATTATATTATTATGTCGGAAACAAAAGTAGACTTGTCAAAAGTCAAGCCCAAGAAGGCTAAAGAAACAGTAACCAAGTTAGACCTTTCTAAAAAGAAAGAGGAACTAAAAGAAAAAAAAGATGCCGTTCAAGAGCAAAGCGCAAATGACGTACATGAGGATAAACCTACCGAAACTTTACAAAAAGTGGAGGAAGGAACACCCGAACCAAAACCTGAAGGCACTCCCGAAGAAGTCACCAGTTCAGATGATGGGGGTAAGTCAGAAGAAGGAGAGGTAGTAATACAGGAGATTACTGAAAAAGAAGAAGAAAAAGAAGAGGTAACACCCGTTGTTGAGCAGACAGAAGACAAGGTTAAGATAAATCTACCAGAAGGTGTAGATAAACTTGTTAAGTTTATTGACGAAACAGGTGGTGACCTACAGGACTATGTTCGACTAAACACAGACTACTCAAACGTAGATGAAGAAACACTACTAAGAGAGTATTATAAGAAAACAAAACCACATCTTGACGATGAGGAAATAGATTTTGTAATTGAAGAAAACTTTCGTTACGATGAAGACCTTGATGATGAGCGAGACATCAAGAGAAAAAAACTTGCTCAAAAAGAAGAGGTTTCAAAAGCCCATTCATTTCTAAATGATTTGAAGGATAAATACTACGAGGAAATCAAGTCGAGGCCCACGTTATCCAACGAACAAAGAAAAGCAATGGACTTTTTTAATCGCTACAAGGAGAGTGAACAAAAAGCTGAAGAATCTAGAAGTTTATTCAAATCTAAAACTAAAGATTTTTTCCAAAACGATTTCAAAGGTTTTGATTTTAAGGTTGGAGAGAAGAAATTTAGATACGGGGTAAGTAATCCAGAATCAATTGCTGATACTCAGTCTAGTATTAACAACATATTGGGAAAGTTTCTCGATGAAAGTGGTAATGTAAAGAGATTTGACGAGTATCATAAAGCAATGTATGCGGCCCAAAATGTTGACAAAATTGCCTCGCACTTTTACGAACAGGGTAAGGCTGACGCTATCAAGGAGGTCGCTGTTAAGTCTAAGAACATAACAGGTGAAGCACCTAGACAAACGTCAAACGATAGTCTGTTTATAAATGGTTTAAAGGTTAAGGCTGTCAACGGTATCGACTCTTCAAAACTTAAAATTAATAAAAACAAGTTCAAAAATTAATAAATTATGGGAACATTTGCAACTAACGACCCATTGGGTTCGTTTTCCTTGGTACCTACTCCATTTAAGAGTATTACTCAAGGTTCTTATTTAAACTTTGCTGATGGAAGCGGAAACGACTTCGCACAGCAGTATCTACCTGAAATCTATGAAGCTGAAGTAGAGCGTTACGGTAACCGTACAATCTCTGGTTTTCTTCGTATGGTTGGGGCTGAGATGCCAATGACTTCTGACCAAGTTATTTGGTCTGAGCAAAACCGTCTACACCTTTCTTTCGAGAGTGGTATGGGTGGTGGAGGAGCTACTACTGTTTCTGCTCCTGCTATTGCCGCTGGTGCAACAGTAATCACAAACGTAGCTGGTGAAAACTCTGCTGGAGAATCTATTCAACCTATTATCCGAGCTGGTTCTACTATTGTTGTTTATAACACAGTAAGCCTAAACTCTGTTAAGTGTTTTGTTGATGCCGAGCCTGCTGCTGGAGCTACTAACTGGGATGTTAACGCTTTTCCTTACACTGCCGCTAACTTGAACGCAGTTTCTACTGCTGTTGGACAGCCAGGTGAAGGTGGAGAGGTTAAAATCTTCGTATATGGTTCTGAATTTGGTAAGGGTACCGACTCTATGAGTGGTTCTATTACACCATCATTCACTCAGTACAACAATAGCCCAGTAATCATCAAAGACCAGTATGAGGTTTCAGGTTCTGACGCTTCTCAAATTGGTTGGGTTGAAGTTACTGATGAGGCTGGACTTTCTGGATATCTTTGGTACTTGAAGGCTGAAGGCGAGACTCGTCTACGTTTTCAGGATTACCTAGAGATGGTTTCTGTAGAAGGTGAGCTTGCTGCTGCTGGTTCTGCTGCTATCGGACAACTAGCTGGAGGTAGTGCTAGTGCTAACGTGAAGGGTACACAGGGTCTTTTTGCTGCTATCGAGGAGCGAGGAAACGTGTACAACAACTTCACTGCTGCTACTGGTTTAGCTGACTTCGACAAGATTCTAGCTAACCTTGACAAGCAGGGTGCTATTGAGGAGAACATGCTATTCTTGAATCGCGCTACGTCACTAGACATGGATGATATGCTTGCTGCTCAGAACTCTTACGGTGCTGGTGGTACTTCTTACGGAGTATTCGAGAACAGCTCTGAAATGGCTCTGAACTTAGGATTCTCTGGATTCCGAAGAGGTTCTTACGACTTCTACAAGACTGATTGGAAATATCTTAACGATGCTTCTACTCGTGGTCTTACAGGAGACGTAGAGGGTGTATTGGTTCCTGCTGGAACAACTACCGTTTACGACCAGATGTTGGGTACCAACATTCGTAGACCATTCCTTCACGCTCGTTATCGTGCTTCTGAAGCTGATGACCGAAGAATGAAGTCTTGGATTACAGGTTCTGTAGGTGGTGCTGCTACCTCAGGAGAGGATTTAATGAAGGTTCATTTCCTTTCTGAGCGTTGCTTGGTTACTCAGGCTGCTAACAACTTCGTGTTGTTCAAGGCTACTGCGTAAGCATTAATCTTATAAACTTGGGGCTGCATTATGTGGCCTCAAGTTTTATTTTTTTTAAACTATTTAATTATATTATATCATGGCAAGGCCAAGAAAAACAACAACAACAACAACACCTCAAGTAGAAGAGGTTGTAAAAGAAACTGAAACTGTAATTGAGGCTCCAGTAGCTACTGAGCCAGTTGAAGTAAAAGAAACCAAGAAGAAAGATGAGTGGGAGATTAAGTCCCGTCAATACTATTTGACAGGAGGTAAGTCACCATTAACTTATACATTGGCAAGTAAACACACTTCAAGGCATCCACTATTGTGGTTTGACCCTGAGACAAACTCTCAGAGAGAGATACGGTACGCAACAAATCAGAAAAGCTGTTTTGTAGATGAACAGAGTGGCTCTGTAACATTGGAACACATTGTGTTTAAAGATGGTGTTTTGAATGTACCTAAAGAGAAGCAGTCACTTCAAAAGTTATTGTCTTTATATCACCCTCACAAGGATAAACTATATACAGAGTTTGACCCTGTACAAGAGGCTGAATATGGATTAGAAGATTTGGAGACTGAGCTTGAGGCAATGACAGCAGCAAGGGAGATTGACATCGACCATGCAGAGGCTATACTTAGAGCTGAAAAGGGTTCAAGTGTTTCTAATATGACAAGTAAGGAAATACGAAGAGACCTTATGATACTGGCTAAGAGTAATCCAAGACTGTTTATTAGTCTAGCGTTAGATGATAACATTCAGCTTAGAAACTTTGCAATTAAAGCGGCTGAACAGGGTATCATTAAACTATCTCAAGACCAACGTACATTTACATGGGCCAGTAATGGTAGAAAGTTAATGACCGTTCCATTTGATGAACACCCATACTCAGCTATGGCTTCATTTTTCAAGACAGACGAGGGTATGGAAATATTTTCATCTATCGAGAAAAAACTAATGTAACAACGTAATATATATTATAGGGTTAGGTCAGTGTAAAGCTGGCCTATCCCTTATAATTAATAAAAAATAAATATGGCTATAAACATTAACGAGGTATATAAAACCGCATTACTGATTCTTAACAAGGAACAGAGAGGTTATGTTACACCTAATGAGTTCAATAAGATAGCCAATCAAGTTCAACTGCAAATGTTTGAAAGCTATGCAGAAGAACTAAACCAACAGATTCGTGTTCCGCAGGCAGATGCTGATTATTCAGACAGAATAATGAACACAGACGAGAAGCTTTCTATATTCAAAGCTTTCGGTGACGCAACATACGACAATGTCACCACACCAAGCACACCATATTATACACTACCATCTGACCTATATCGCTTAGGTACAGTTGTTTACACTGGTATAAATGGAAATCAAGTAGAACTTCAAAGATTGCAGAGACATGACTTTTACAATATACAGAAGTCATTACTTACAGCATCGACAAAATATTTCCCTACATACCTTTATGAAAATGAAAGGATGTATGTCAAACCAGATAGTATAAGCTCAGGGGTCGCTGTAAACTACCTCAGAAAACCTACAGAGCCAAGATGGGGTTACAGTGTTGGTTCATTGGGTCAATACATATATGACCCCACTGTTTATGGTGAGTCTTTACTGAACACAGGTACAAACACACTAACAAGTAGTATAACCACTAATCCTACAGATAAGAATGCAAACTCAACTACAGGGGTTACTCAATCAGCAACTTCTGGTGTGGGGTCTGGGCTAACGGTTACAATTACCACATCAGGTGGCTCTGGAACTTCAACAGTAACGAGTGTAGATGTTACAACATCAGGTTCTGGTTATTCCGCAGGAGACACAGTTACATTTGCGGCAGCTAGTTTTGGTGGAGGTGTTGGTAGTGATTTAATAATTACACTAACCGAATCTAATTTTAATAATGCAAGCACATACGGCTCAACAAACATAGAGCTACATCCATCGGAGCAAACTGACTTTATAATTAAGCTATTGTTCTACTTCGGTGTAGTGATTAGAGACCCACAAATAGTTCAAGCTGCTGCACAAGAGGCTAGAGCAGAAGAGATAAACGAAAAAAGCTAATAGAATATGTCAACACCAAACGGAGGTTTAGTTACCGAAACAAATGAAGAATATTATGTTGGCCAGAAGGTTTACACACTTGGGGCTGCAACAACTCAAAGTGAGTTTGTAACAACCTTCAATACTGAACTTACTGACGGTGTTGCAGGTGAGTATGACAGAAACTATTACCTACAGACAAGTAACGACAATGGGGTTACATGGGTTACCGTACCCTCAGAGGTTAAGACAAACACAAGTAACACTATAATAAGTGGTACAAACTCTGTTCCTGTAGCTTTGGGTCCAAGTATTCTTGTAAGGGTGGCGTTATTCGTAACCGCA